TACTGAACTTCTTCAATTAAATTCTGCTGTTTTTGATTTACACGAAACTCATGTTCTAAAGTACACTATACCTTTTAATTCTGATACCCCCTGGAAGAATACGTACTCCCTTGCTGATCAACTTGCACCTACCCAAGATGCTTACAGTACTGTTCGAGGATTCGGACACTCTGCTGGAATGATTTACCTTAATGTCTTAAACCCTTTAGTTGCCCCTGTCGATACTGCTGCCTCCATTGATATCAACCTTTGGGTGCGTGGCGGCGATGACATGGAATTTATGCTTCCCATAAAGACCATTGACCGATTTGCTTATACCCCAATTAACACCCCTACTTTGTTTATCTCTGATGATGACTCAATGGATGTTGAAGCTCAAGCTTTGGATGAAACTGAGTCTGAGGATTTGGATAACATTGACCCTGTGACCCAACAAGAATCTGGTGATTCTGGCGCTTCTCTACAAATTTCTGATAACCCTACCCCTGTCCAAGTCATGCCCGATATTGGACAATCTTATGTACATATTAAGGATTTGTTACGACGAACTCAATTTTTGACCACTAATACTGGTATTTTCCCCACCACCAATCCACAATTATCCACTATGTCTATTGATATACCTGTTAGCCCCGTAGTTGCCCATATGTATTTTAATTCTACGACTCTTGCTAATGCCCCCGTTACCCATTTGTCTTATTTTTCATCTATGTATGCTGCATGGAGTGGAAAATTACGTTATGTATTTGTTATTGACTCTCAATATCCTTGCGTTCTTAGTGTGGAACACTTTCCCAATCAATTTTATCTTAATGCCACAGCTGGTGCTGAAGTTACTGTTAATTCTGTTTCGCCTGGTGATGGACTTGCTTGGCAACTCATGAACACTCAATCACAACAAGCAATTGAAGTGATAGTGCCATGGGCCCAACGTAATCCATTATGTTATACTGATTACAACGGATTGAGACGTTCTGGTCTTCCCTTGATAATTTCAAGTTTTGGTCAGGACATGCAATTAGGAAAGCTAATGAATGGATCTATCCGCGTTGATGTGACTTCTCAAGTTGCTCAACGTGTCAAGCTTGATGTATATATTGCTGCTGGTGATGACTTTTGTTTATATTATCCAACTGCCCCCCCTCCGATTGCGGCGGTGCAAGTAACATTGCCATCGTCGGGATTTCGAGCTCGTTTGTCTAAGAATGGTAACATTCTGAAACCAAACGATTCCGCGATTGAGAAATTGATCGCGAAGACTCGTACTCTGCGAGTATAAATAATCTTTGACTCTCTCTTAATGTTAGATTTACTGTGTCTTTAATTAGATGCTATATCAATAGAGCGCGATGAGTATGCTATTGATGAACAGCTAATCGGTGCATGGTTAGTAATGTCTGTAATTGGAGAACGTTGGCTGCTATCATTGGCCAACAGCCCCCCTTCTATGAGAGAGAAAGAGATCTTTTAATATCTTGGTTGCGTTTCATTTATGAGATGACGCGCTGCCTGTTGGTGTAGAAGCCAACGAAACTTTGTATGCGATTTTGTTTAGATGAGTTATTGAACTAAGATTTATGTTTCTGCCTATCTGACCTCAAGACGACCCCTTCAAGAATGTTGTTTAGCCTTAGTCGGCAGGTCCGTTATTTTGCGAATTGATGCTGGAACCTCTATATCTGTTATGTTCAATGTACAATACCCTATTCTTATTTGACCATATGATGCCCCTCATACCTTTGGATTTGACGCTGATTGGATTCGACGGTTGGTCGCCTTAGATGAATTTAATTCATAAAGACCCGGTGATGGTTCAACTAGTTAATATGAGCCCGTTAGTGGTGAGTGAACGTTATCGCTTACCCAAAAACCCAACCCGTTTTTCCCATTTCCAACCATGGCCACAACTTCAAAGATAACCCAATTTTCTTTTGATAGAAGTGCTCGCTCTGTTGCTCAATTTACAATTTCCCAATTTAAAAATGATGAATTGCGATCTGCCCGAAATGTGTTTGAATATTTTGGATTTCTTAGATTTGTTAGAACTTCAGGTTCTCCTACTCTGGAGAATTTGACTGACGTTTACGAAGCTTCCCTAGCTTCATATGATAAATACCCTACGAACCATCGTTGTTTAGGATGCTCCGCTTTCGTCGGATCATTCAGAGATTCAAGAGAACATGCCCTTTACCATACATTGTTGACTAAACACGTAGCGCGAGAAGCTTATGGTTTCTTGCCTCCTACGTATGATTATCGATTGTCTTCTGAAACCCAACAGTATTTTACTGTGAGAGACCGAGAGATTAATTATTCTCTTCATCGACGTGATGAATATTGCCCTCATTGCTTTGTGAAGAATTCACATTTTACTGTGGATCAACATCGTTTAATTCACATGCGGATTAATGACCCTGCTAGGAATAACAAATGTTACCGATGTGGTATACATTTGCGAACTGATTTGGATGCATTGACGCATTTTTGGAATCACAAGGAAGCTGCTGGATTTCGCTCTTTTTATAGAGTACCTCTAGCACAATCTGAGTGTGATATTAATGCTGCTAATAATATCCAAATGGATGGACG